CTAGAAATAGATATGACCAGTTTTCAAGATTAACAGGTCAACAACCTGTAAGAAAATATCATAACGTTGTTGTACCTGATTATGTAAAGCTAACCTATGAGTGCGTTATCATGACAGACTACATAGAACAAATGAACCCTATAATAGAAGATATAAACTATGCAGCAGGTCAATACTGGGGTGATGAAAATTCAAAGTTCCTAGCTAAGATAGGTTCATATTCAGTAGACCTTTCAGCAGAACAAGGTGAAGACAGAGCAGTAAAATCAACATTCACTATTGAGATGAATGGGTACATAGTACCACAGAATACACAAAAGGCTATGAGTAATTATCAGCCAGTATCATATTCGCCTCGTCAAGTGATATTTACTACTAGAGTGGTTGATGATGTCAACAATCCTGCCACCGACGTTAACGCAAATGGACTGCAGGATATAGACAAACAATCAGATAGAACAATTACATAAAAAAGGAGCAAGTTATGTCAAAAGAACAAAAGTTATCAGAAGCTGAAATCGGCTTATTAAAAAATTTACAAACAGAATTTGAGCAGACCAGTGCTCAACTGGGACAAGTAGAAACACAGATTGTTGCAATAAACACGCAGAAAAAATCTTTAGTTTCAAAGTTAGAAGGTATATATAAGGAAGAAGCCGATTTATCAGAAAAATTAAAAGGTAAATACGGTGAAGGAAATATAAACCTTTCATCAGGCGTTTTCACACCGTCAAAATAGCTTTGACTCCAGAGAATGATATTTATACACAGCAAGAAGTACATATATTTGTATAATTAGGAGAAATAAACATGGCTGAGAAAATAGTTAGTCCAGGTGTCTTTACCAGAGAAAACGACTTATCGTTCATCCAAGCAGGAGTAGAAGCGATAGGTGGTGCAATTGTTGGTCCTACAGCGAGAGGTCCAGTTGGAATTCCTACAAAGGTTAATTCATACGCACAATATCTAGAATTATTTGGTGAAGCATACGAGTCGGGAAGTACGACGTATCAATTCTTTACGTCAATCGCCGCAAAAGAATACTTAAAACATAACGCACCCCTAACAATTGTTAGAGTTGGTGGAGATGACTTTGCAAAAGCAAGTTCAAGCTTTGGAGCACAATTAGACGGTGTACCAACTATTGAAGGTGCTGTATCAAGTCCAGCAAAATATGCGTCTGGTTCTATTACATTAGTAGATGCACATCAGGATGACGGTGCAAAGATTACAATTACTGAAAATAGTGTAGCATACGACTTTATTGGTGTTGATGCTCCAAAACCTGAAGACGATACATCAGCACATAATTACTATTTCCTTTCAGGTTCTGGTAATGATTTAGCTACTGACTGGATAACTCCATTAGCTGCTAAAATTACTGCTATCTTAGGAACAGCTACTATAAACGGTGCTGCTAATTTAGATTATACATCTTCTGTAGCTGGTGTTGCTGGTAACGCATTTACTTTAGTTTCTGGTTCTGTTAGTGATACTTTAGAAGGTGGTGTTGATGCAGTTTCTGCACATAACGCTGCATTCAAAATCAATACAGTAGGTGAAGGTGCTAACTTAAACAGTGATTCAACAGAAGGTACTAATAATGTACTTCCTGGTGGAACAAAAAATAACTTCAGATGGGAAATCACAAGCGTTAATTCTGCAAAAGGAACGTTTAATCTTCTTATCAGAAGAGGTGATGATACTAGTAAAAGAAAAACTGTATTAGAACAATTCACAGGTCTTACAATGGACCCTAATGATGCTAACTACATTGGTAAAAGAATTGGAACAACTGAACTTGCTGTTAAAGGTGGTGCTTCAGAAGGTTATTATTTACAACCAACTGGAACATTCCCTAATAAATCTAAGTACATCTATATACAAGAAGATACTATTAAGAACATCCCTAATTATGTAGATGAAAACGGAACTATTACAACTGTTGCTAAAGCAATTACTGGTTCTAAATTCCCTAAAGCAAGTTCTGGTTCATTTGCCGGTGGTGCTGATGACTATAATCATCCAATGAAATTCTATAGCGACATTACTGCAACAAATGTACAAGGATTGAATCCTGGTGTTGCTGGTGATGGTCTAAACGGCTATACAAAGGCATTTGGCTTACTTTCTAATCCAGATGAATTTGATGTTAACGTAATTGCTGCACCTGGTCTTGTAAGAGAATCACATACAACTCTATTAGATACTAATTTAACTGAAGCTTGTGAAAACAGAGGTGATTGTATAGCAATCGTTGACCCAGTACTTTATGATAAGAATATATCAGATGCTACTGGACAAGCAGATGCTCTAGATTCTAGCTACGCGGCAATGTATTGGCCTTGGGTTCAAATAGCTAATAGTGTACTTGGTAACTATATTTGGGTACCTCAATCTACTTTAATTCCAGCTATATATGCGCAAAGTGATAAACTTGCACATGAATGGTTCGCTCCAGCTGGTCTAAACAGAGGTGGAATTGAAGCTGCAATCCAAGCAGAAAGAAAATTAACTCACGCAAATCGTGATACATTATATGAAGCAAACGTCAATCCTGTTGCAACGTTCCCTGGTGAAGGTGTAGTTGTATTTGGTCAAAAGACACTTCAAAAGAAAGCATCTGCACTTGACCGTGTAAATGTAAGAAGACTTTTAATAAACTTGAAGAAATTTGTAGCTGGAGTAAGTAAGTTCTTAGTATTTGAAAACAATACTGCTGCAACTAGACAAAGATTCTTAGCACAAGTTGAACCATATATGCAAACAGTCCAAGAACAACAAGGTCTTTATGCCTTCAAAGTTCAAATGGATGACACTAACAACACACCAGATGTAATTGATAGAAATCAAATGAAAGGTGCTATATTCTTACAGCCTGCAAAAGCTGCTGAATTCATCATAATTGACTTTAATATCATGCCAACTGGCGCAACTTTTGACGATTAAGATATTTATACTTGAGGAGAATAAACAATGGCTGAATTAGTAGAACCACATGAATTGATGTTCAATAAGTTTGAACCTAAAGTAAAAAATAGGTTTATTATGTACGTCGATGGTATTCCTGCTTATCTTATTAGAAAGATGAACAGACCAGCAATAAACAATAACGAAGTAGTTCTTAAACACATGAACGTGGAAAGATATATCAAGGGCCGAAGCCAATGGGAAGCAATCTCAGGTATCGAACTTTATGACCCTGTTGTACCTTCTGCGGCACAAGCTGTTATGGAATGGGTAAGATTACATCACGAATCTGTAACAGGAAGAGATGGTTTTGCTGATTTCTATAAGAAAGACATTACCTTTAATGTTCTTGACCCAGTAGGTGCTAAAGTAGAAGAGTGGAAGCTTTTCGGATGTTACGTAACTAAAGCTGACTTTGGTGATATGAGCTGGGAAGAAGATGGAACTCCAATGCTAGTGACTCTAGATATTAGATTCGACTACGCAGTTCTTAACTTCTAAGAGGAACCAATATGAGTCAAGCTGGAACAAATAGTAAAGTAACAAAAGTAACTAATGCAACAACGGTATTTTCGTCGTCCTTCAACGGACAGAACGAATATAATCCAACAACAGGATTCATTATATCAGGTGCTTTAGCTGCAGGAACAACAATACATGTAGGCGGG